TGCTACTCTTGGAATTAATTATTGGAACTGTAGCTATTTACGTTAGTCCAATAATTAATTCCAAGAGTAGCACCGTTACCAGCATACATTGTTACGAGTTTAGTTCCATCCGTCGCATAGATTCCTACTGAATTATAGTTTTGATTATGAATGTGAGGCACGAATCCCACAGTGAAGGAAACCGGAGGAGCGGGGGCCGCAACTTCCTGACCTCGAATTTGATCTCCGCTTATTGCTGGAGCGAATAAATAGATACTACGATTCCTAGGAGTTACCGTTGCCGTTCCTTGATTCCTCCAAGAGAAAGTAGTTAAAGTTGGATCAGTTGCTGAATAATAATTTCCTCCTCGATCAATAAAAAGCTGATCTAGCATTCCAGCCGTAATCTCACAGCCCATGACTGCATTAGATCCAGCAGCGCAATTCGCGTCATTGGCCTCTACAACTACAGACCATGTTGTAGTATTTGCACCTCCAGTGACTTTCAGCAGAGTATTCTGAGTATTTGCTAGCCTAACTCTAAACGTACCAGACTGAACAGCTACAGGAGCAGCAGAGTTTACACTTATAGATCCTGATCCAGCAGTGTAATTGCTAGTTAAGTTACGGAAGAATTGATTAGTATAGACTTCAGCCATTATGAGTACGCTACCCAGATTGAGCCACGTGGATTATTCTGATCCCCAGCAAAGCCCATCATGCAAAAGAAATTGTGATTTGACCCTCCATCTATCCAACTATCTATGGAATCAATTGGGAAAAACTCTGATAAGATAGTCCAGTCATATACCTGACCCCTAACTAGTGCCTCATCTGTATAACTAACGATAGCGGAAGCCATTAAAGGATCACTCTGCATAACAGCTAAGTCGTGCCAACGATAACCGTTCATAACATAAGATGCTCCTAATTGGTAGCCAGTCCAATGACCAGATACGGAGACTATAAGAAGAAGAGCACCAGATGAAGAGTAAAAATTTCCATTCCCATCTAGCAAAGACCCATTAAGAATAAATGCAGTATTCGATTGTCCCGTACTACCTTGGCCGGAGGAAAAACTATTCCGAAAACAATTTTTAGGTGATTGCGTACTGCTATCTCCATCACCATTACCTTGCATATAAATTGCTTCGGTAATTATTCCCTGATAAGGAGAAGGAATCCAGAGAATTCCTGCACAAACATATTCCCTTACTGGAGACGCACCAGGAGTAAAGATTTCAAAACGATACTTACTAGCTAGGATTCTATAGACCTTTCCTGCTGCTACAAGAAGGTGACCTCCAGTACTAGTGTTCTGAACTTGTGCTTTAGAACCAGAAACATTTTCAATCGTTACTTGAACGCAGTTGCCTCCATTATCTTTAAAGCGAACTCTACCACGATTCCCAGTCACGGGATCTTGAGCAGTCTGCATTAGAAGGTTTGTCGTTCCTCCTCCTGAGACTACAGTCCAGCCAGCAGTGGTTAGAGCAGCCTGGATATTATTAGGAGAAGTCCCAGCATAGATCAAATTAGCCTTACTTGATCCATCTATCGAAGCGTTATTTACGTATGTGCCGCCACTAAATACCGTACTCATGTTTAATCTTTAAGGTGCATCGATATAAGAGAATTGACCGCCATTAATTGCTACTGTGAAAGCTGAACCTAATGGACAAGCCTTAGATGTGGGAGTTAAGTCTCCATAAGTTAGCAGGTTTCCTCCACTTGCTGAATCATACTCTGCGATACCGACTATTGTTCCCAGATCAGACGGAGCCGAACTCGTGAAAGTCATCACGGTTCCGTTGCTCTTAAGACCAGATGATGAAGCAGGCCAGTTAGTAGAGTTATTCGTGACTGCTAGTCTCGAGATAGCTGTGACTGGAGTTCCGCCACCTGACGGAGTTGGCGCAGCGTTCATCAGATTGAAGTAAGTCGTACCAGGAGCAGTGAAACTCGGACCGCCGTGAAGATGATCATTGATCTTGTCTTTTAGGTATGTACTCCAAAAACTAGCCATGTTATGCTCCAACTACCCAGATGGAACTTCCTTGCATGTAATCAAAAGACGTAGCTGTGAAGGCTCGTGATACTAAATGTACTGGCTGATTCAAGATGTTAGAGACTCCTAAGAGATCATAGTTATTAGACGTGACGTACATTCCATCCCAGAGTTTTCCTGCTATTTTCATTCGATAAGTTCCCGGAGGGTTTGTCCCACTAGAATCATTAGGATCGGGAAACCCAATCCAAGTATGGGAAGCTATGGGATGACCTTTTCTAGTCTTTAGTGGGCCTCCTAGAGCTAAAGGAACCACGAAGCAAATCGCTCTGCTATCATATACGAAATCTCCACCATTCCAGGAGTAGATACCACCCCAATACAAAGAGTTCATGAAACTAACATCACCACCAGATTCACTCTCGATCCCATTTGCATAGCGATTTCCATAAAGCCAAGTAGGACATCCTGTAGCCCACATGGGCTTCACTACCTCTGTACCGATATGATCTGTATCAACCCAAGGACATCCACAAGCGAATAGAGCTTTCTGACCTGGATTACAAGTAGCATCAAAGTATGCATAGCTAGGATTAGGATGACCTAAAACGAACACTTGATACGGATTCGCTATTATTTCATAATTCCAAAGAGGATCACTGAAGAATCCAGGAGGACACCACTCGTTATCTGCCTGAGTTAGCTCTATACTGAATGTGTGCCAAGGCCCAGTCGCTGATATTCCAACAGCAAGATGCATGATAACTATTGGAATTGCATTCGTAGACCAGTCTCTGTACTCAGTGATTTTAAGATATATCTGCGCTCCTGTATTCGACGGTGCCGATCGAACTATATAACCGCCATCTCGTAGTCTATTAGTAGACACCTGTCTACCATTATCTGCAAACATCTGACCGTTACAGTAGGAGCCTCCCTGAGTGGTATTGATATAATAGAACCACCAAAGAGAATCAGGAGGGTAATGAGTAAGGGCGATGTTGAGATAACCTGATATTACAGCATTAAGATTATTCATTGTCTCTAACGGAGTAAGTCCGATCTTGAAATGCTTGCAGGTCTTCGTATCTATGGCAAATTCTCTATAGGGATCATAGGGCAAAAAGTATACCCATGTCCCTCCAGGATCACAAGTGCTATTCTTAAACCCCCACCAATTCCAGAAATCTCCAACCCAACAATCTCTAGCTTGAGTCATGGAAGATGGGTCCATAACTGTAGGAGTAGTCGATGGCATGAAAAAGACATTATTCCAACCAGACTCCGACGAGGCATACACATAATCGACGAACTCCCAGCCAGCGTTTAAAAGCGCATTCATGAAATTATCTGGAGTCGGAACGGCTACGTGAGCAGCAGTTGAGCCTATTCCCCAAACGTAACTAATAAGTCTAGACGGAGCTAGCTTCACATCTACGGCATAATCAGTAGACTCAATAGACAATGTTACCCTCCGTTCCAGGCTGTCCAACGAAGAGCCATAAAGATGCTCCAGTTATAGGATTCGTGGAACCCTTTGGACCTTTCATGAAACAAGTCCAATTACCTCCAATTCCTGCAAAGATAGTAGTCGAAAACTCAGTCTCTTTCGAGCAGTCTAATGGATATTCTATAGTATCCATGAAACAGTCCCAAAGCTGGCCCTGAATTAGAGCGACTACTCCTGGGGTCAAAGACCAAGCTATAAGAGCATCGTAATGAATCCCAACTCCATCTGGATACATAACCCTATCATTCGCATGAAAGGCATCATAGCCATCCCAATAAGACCAACTAGTCCAGACTCTACGGACTATCCTCAGAGCGTCCCAATCTTTATTCGTAAATATTGTATCTAAAGCGTTCCTTTCTGTACCTGATGTACAGACCGAATATGAGGCACCGCTAGGATCACAGGTTCTCCTGAATGTCCCATAATTCTGGTTCTCTCCTTGTAACCACCAACATTCAGTTGGCAAATCAGAGTCACAAGCTGTTGCTTTAGGTATACCTCCACAGACCTGTCTAGGCCAGAACTCCCCTTGAGACTGCTCAACCTTAGCTATAAAGAACTGGCATTGATTGCACCAGAAGACCATTGTTTGAGGATTTGAATCAAGGACATCACTTATAGGATAGATGGTAAATAGGGAACTAGGATGAGATCCATCAGCAGAGAACATCTGAAACTGCACAATGTTATTATGTAGAGGATCTCTAGTCATCTCCAATCTAGCTTTTAATCCTTCAGGAGATGTCATTGTATAACGATACCCGTTAGAAATAGCAGAGCTAGCCCAGCCGCAGCCGGAAAATCGAGAGTTCCATTCGGTCATATACGAGTCTCGATCTGTTCCTTCAAACCAACCATAAAAGATTGGGCCATTAGAGTAAGCTATGCCCATTCCATTGTAAAACTGGCTACTCCATTGCCATCTTTCTGACCATCAGAAGTTATCACATCGAAAGTGAATACAGCCATCTCTCCCATTGCTGCCATAACTGGATGACTTACTGTGACTATCTCAGATGGTTTAGTCTGCTTTGGAATCGTTATCTTCAGGATGACTCCTTGATAGCTCGGAGCATAGCATTTTATAGCTACTGCAAGATCTTTAGTTATAGGCTTGCGTAGAACCCCATGAACAGCCATGTCCGTCCCAGCAATCCTAATAGGTACTCTATCGGCAATGTCAGGACCAACCGTAGTGTCTTTCAGCAAAAGAGTTCTATGAAAAGAAGATTTGAGATTAGTAGCATTAATATGATCATTCATCTTCTTGGCTATCAAGCTCATAGGCTCGGCCAAGTGCGGAGCCTTCCTGTTGACGGCATTAATGAATTCGCTGTCTATAGGAGGAATCCTAGGAGGTCTTAAATCTTTGTTTCGTCCAGTCATGCTGGCCTCGATCTGGACTTTACAGTACCGAAAACATCGAGCCGGCTTACTAAAAAGCTAGGTCCACCAAACTTAATAGAAATCTTCTCATTCTCCGTATTGATCTCTCTGAGCATGTCTTTCTCAGTCAAAGCAGGCAATGTCAGTGGAAGCCAGTCTACAAAGGCTACTCCATCTTGCCAGTATGTTCTAAGAGATAATGAATCACCCGTACTGAACTTATCTCGTGTCCTAAACCTCAAAGCTCTAAATACATTCATCGAGCCTAGATCAATCGGCACATAAGCTGTTTGATAGTACGAGTTAGCTATCGGTGCTCCTAGATCTGTAGGTAAAGCTGGATCAATCACATATAGGTTATTGTTTGCTAGAGTTCCCAAGCGAACAGCATACTTAGTATCCGTAGTTACAGAGAATCCTGTAGAGGAAACAGACAAGGACATTGATCGAGCTAGGAATGGAAAATCCCAATGAGTCCACTTGATATTCTGATGATCGAGTCCTTCTGAGTAATCTCCAACGAGTAGATTATACGGAGTTCCACTAGGAATGAGAATGTAAATCATTCTAGCAAATGGATCGACGCTTAGGTGAATGTTTGGGAATTCAGTAGAGTTAATCTGCTTCCAAACGTCATCAATTTTCCAAGTTAGCGGAGGCTGGACTACTACTCCTGGGAAGTGGTGCAACCCTGCGAAATCCAGCATAAGTACAGTATCGTCAAGAGGTAATCCACTTTGGCTGCTTGTAATTGTAGATATTCCTGAACTATAAGATCCGACCGACCCATCAACGTATGTAACAGGCCAGCTTCCTGGTTCATCTCCATTTAGATCCTGAGTGCTTAAGATTCCTACCGACTTAGTGAAATACAAAACATCACGGAGATTGAAGACTCCTCTGACTATATTGCCATCATTTTCTGTTGGTAGCTGAATGTACCCGGTAACATTATCCATCGATTCCACGTCACCGGAGTATGAGACTCTAATAAGATCGTTCTCGGCTCCCCACGAGAGTAGTCTACCATGATACTTCTGTAATCCTCCATCACCTATGCCTCCAGGGATAGTTTCGAGCAAATCGAATAGATAAGAACCGTCAATAATAAGTTCAACATCAGCAGCAGTGATAGTCCAAGTCGTTGTCGTATTGTCATTGATTTCTCCATTAGGGACTCTAAAATATTGTTGCTCATCTCCTTTGGTCATTAAGAGAATTCTACCTACGGTCCCAGGAGGTCCAATTGGGATATTAGTTATGTTTATGCTAACTCCTCCAGCAGTGGTCACATTAATAGCTAATGGGAAAAAGGAACCACTTAAGATGGGACCTGGAGGAGTTATGAACCCTGTATCAGTTATGTAAGAAACTGCAATATTATGCCAGCCTAGATCTACGTATCCCGTGCCAGTCCCAGGATAGCCTCCTGCTAAACCTGAACTAGTCATTCTAGGTGCCAGACCAGCAGCATTTCTTATGGGAAGTTCTGCTCCAGTATTAGGGTTAACTCCCCATATCTTTAGCGGCTCAGGAGGCCAAGAATTAACGATGCAATTGAGGATAGTCTTGTTGAAGATGTTGATTCCACGAAAATCAATCATTCTAGGAACGTGAAGGAACACTGCTGTATTATCATCTTGATAGATGTTTCCAGCATCATCCATTGTTAGGAAATGTGTCTTCGTTGAGTTCGTTGCCAAGAATTGAGCTACGACATGATGATTTAGGGCATGGTCAACTTGCGATCCGTATCTAGTCGAAACATCTCCAGGACTATTGAACCAGACATTCGGGCACTCTACTGCATGATCTTGAGGTACGTTGCTAGTTGTACCTCTAGCGAAGAGTCCTTTGAAGGTCGTGATAGTTTTCTTTTGGTATGAGCTAAGATTCATTTTGTTTAGAAGTCTCTTAAAGCTCTAGTTCTTCCTCTACCTCGATGATAAGGTCTTCGATTAGTCGGAAGATTCTGCAATTGCTTAATTCCCATTCTTATCAAATCTTGCATATTCTGAGCAGCATCAGCAAAGCATGATTGATAAAGTTGAGGATCTTCTACAGCTTGTGCGGCAAGAGATGCCGTCCGAGGACCTAAATAGTTTTCTCCGAAAAGATAGCCTATCTGATCCGTGTTAGCTTGAGGAACAGGAAGTCCTCTGATGTATCTCAACCGGACTTCTCTGTTCTGAGTTGAGCCTAATAAAAGTATTTTCTCACCTTGCCAGCACCACCAGACTAACTCCGTAGATTTCTGTATGCTCGGAATGTCAGCACACTCAGTCATATCCACGAAATCTTGCTCAAGCTCTCCCTGCATTCTCTCTTTCATCCAACGAGGCTCGATAAGATCTGCGGGATAGCCTATGACTGTAGTTAGATCTGTTGTACCTGCTGGCACTGACAGGATGGAAGTGCCAGCTCTAATGACAGGAATGCCAGCAAGTTGCAGCTTAACTTGCATCTCTCGATGAGCCTTCTGCAACTTTGGAATCAGAACTAAATCAGACCAGAGAGTTACTGCGCTATCGTTCAGATATTCTCTGGCTGCATTAAGAGCTACCAGAGCCTGAGCCATCAGAGCATTCCTCTCCAGCTAGCCTGAAATGTGATGGTATCTCCTGAGTTAGCCGCAGGAATAGCGACGGCACCAAGCTCAGTGCCGAAAGCTGAAAAGAGTTTCATCTTTCCATTAGCTACAGTAGTGCCAGGAACGTAAGCATAATACTGCCCGCTCTGGCTAACGAAGGATACCATTAGAGGAACTCGGGAAGCCTTAATCAAAGGATTACCCAAGCTAAAGGCTATACCTCCAACGACGTAAAGGTTAGGATTAGCTAGCATGGTGCAGGTTCCAATTACATTGTAACCATCATTATCCATCCAGCTTTTGAGAACTTTGGTAACTGAAGCTACTGAGTTAGCCATCTTGAAATCTCCTTAAGCAAACTGCAACTTCGCAAACTCTTCCTTCTTCAGGACACACTTGCAATTCGGACAGATTACAACATTTGGAGCCACAGAACTAGAGCAAGCTGGGCACCTAATAGGAGCATCGATAGTCTCAGGAGTCATCCAGACATGCTCGTCAGGATTCCATCCTATGAGTCTTGCTGCTACTCGCTGCATCTCACTAACAACATTATGCTGATGGTACTTAGCATAATCATTATCAGCAATTCTAGCGAGATCCAAGAACCATTGCTGTTGAGCCTTCTTAGCTTCCTCAATTTTATCCTTATACTTAAGCTTGATCTCCATAGGAGTAAGCTTGCCCAGAACCCAGAAGATTGCAGGGCCGGAATCGGGAGTGTAGGCTAACTGAGCCTTTACGTAATCGTTGACCAAGGATTCAGCTAGCTTTTGCGGACTCACAAAAACGGCAATTGAGCCTCTGAATTCATCAAGGTAAACGTAGAATCTGACCTCCGTTAAATGAAGAACTTCAGGCTCATAATTCTCAGATGCCGCAATGGTGTACCTCGGCGGCAAGAGTCCTGGTTTCTCCTCAGTAAAAGGGAAAGGACTCAGAGAAACCAAAGTGCAATACGTCTTGTTATCTACTGCGTGTATTTGTTCTACCATGAAATATCTCTCTATCGGCTACCATAGCCTACACCTTGGCGAAGGTGAAGCGCATTTTGAATTGGACTAGAATCAATTGCGTCTTTAAAGTACGCAATTTCTTTATCCTCAATCTCCTGAGATCTATCAGTATACACTTGTCTAACTTGATTATTCGCGCCAATGATAAACTCCAGAGCTTTATATGTAATTTCTAATGGGTGCCCGAATCTATCCTCAAATACGAAAAGTGGCTCGAAGCTACCATTACGGCTATTGGGAAGCTCAGGAGTATAAGACTTGTCCGGCGGAATCCACTTCTCCAGAATCCATCGGCTCTTGATATAAGAGTACTTAGGAGTCTCTCTTGTATCAACAACTGTTCTTAAGAAAAGACCAGATGTAGTGAACTCGTTAAAAGTACCATGTCTGATCTCAAGCTCATTATCGGACCAGACTAGTCTGTACCAAGGCTGTCCTAATGGAGTATTACCGAACTTCCTTAGAAACTCATTAAAGTGTTCCATTTATCAGTCCTAAAAAGAGGAGCCGGAACCATGACCAGTTCCGGCTCCACAAAGAGAGGATCAGTACCCAGCCGGAACAAGCAAGTCTCTATTAGGTCTATCGTTACAAATTCGGCAAACCCTACGACCATCGGGTTTAGTATACGTATTCCACTCCTCAAATGGGTGCCCGTCTTTGCAATGAGTCTTACCCACGTTTTGATTAGCTGGTGGCAAATTCAAATGGCCCATAAATGTTCCTGCCTCAATTGAGTCTCTTGTGTTATCCAAAGCTGTGCCAGTCTTGAGATGACATGGATTAACACAAGCCTTAGACTTACAAATGTTCAAGTGGAGAACATCCAGACTCGATTCAAGACTGTCAAGGATGCCAAATGCCCAAGCTGCTATTCTATGAGCATGTCGGCAACAACCAAAGGCCGTGACCTTTCCATACCCAACCTTATCCTTATGACCATTAAAAATCCAACAGCCATTGGAGTCTTTAGTTGAGTTTATCTCAAAATACCTTTGATAGTCTTCCCTTGTAGTCTTATTCCGAATTCTAATGATGTTCTCCACCCTTCGTCTCACTGATTTTTCTAGTCTAAGAATCAATAACCAGCAGGCACGGTGAGCTGGTCGATATAGCTCAATGCTCCAGGATTTGTAGCAAAGATGTTGAATGAGGCTACGATGTAGAAGATCCAGCTAGTCGCAAGACCTCCTGTGCCTCCCCTGATCTCCCAGACTCTTTGGTTGTTATCAGGATTCTGATAGAAGCCTGGAGGATGAAGTTCTCCTCGTCCTAGGAACTCTAAGTCCAAAAAGTCGATTCGAGTACGATCCCAGGAGTATGAGGTCTTCAAAGGAGCACCAGCGAGCCTCATGTTATCATTGAAGTAAAGATCAAGACCCTCTTCTTTTGCAGTCTTGTCAATACGAATGATGTTGAAGCCTAGTTCCTCGTAAGCTGCCTGTTGTGCCGGATGGGTCCATGCAGTTAGTCTCTTCCTGAAATTATGACCCATGCGGTCACCAATGAGGTTTAAGGCCAGTCTAGGCAAGGGAAGAGTCAAACTAGCTGCACCAGCATTGACTCTGTTAGCTCTAATCTCAGGGGTCAACGAGCGGTCAAAGCCTAACCAAGTTCCAGTTGAGGCATTGCTAACGTGATAAGGAACTCCGTACATACCAACAGGATTAGCGGTAGTCAATCCTGAGCTTACTATGAAATCTCCTGGACCTTCGCCTGTGACTTGTGGATACTTGATGGTCTTAGTGGGAAGATCGAGATAGGTAATCGCAACTTCGCCACCTGCTGTTCTATTCGTTGCTAGAGTAGGATCGAACACGTTAATGTTCATTCCGTATCTCAGCAAGCGAACTCCGTATCCATCAGTAGTGCAAGTGACTGTATCAGTACCAGCCGCGTTGCTAACTGTAGTAATCGTAGCCAAGACTCCGTTTCCTGCTGTCATGCAGTAAGAGTCTACGTTCCTTCTGAATTCGGCCATACCTGTAGCAAGATTATGACGAAAAGCATTGATCACGGCTTTACGGTTATTATCAGTGCTCCAGATTGTTTTCGTAGTCATCTCAACAGCATGCTTCAAATGGACTGAGTGGATCACAGCCTTATCGAAATAAGGCATGTCACCGCGTCCCATGTCGCCGCCGTCTGGGTCATAGTATCCGGTTTTTCCCCCAGGTCTTAACTCAAGAGGAATACGCATGTCTCTGGATGAGATAACCTCTACAGGCTTCTTATCCACTTGGGAATAGAAAACATCGTCTCTATCAAAGAGAGTTGGAACCTTTGGTAGTACTCGCTCAAGCTCTGCGCCTACTACCTGGGCTTCCATACCAGTAGGCATTTTAGTTTATCCTTTACAATTACTCTTACTTGCGAAAGGTTACTCGGTCGTTGAGAAAGTCCTCGTCACTAGTGTTTCTCCAATCAACGCTCTTAGGATTAATTGGACCTCTACCAGAATAACGAGGAACTGCTCCATTCTGTCCAGGCTCTCTGCGACTTTCAGTCGCAGTGAGTCTTGTACGAACCCTCTGAGAGTTTCGGGCACTAGTGCCAGTTGCCTCAGAGATCAGACGATTACGGATTCGAGGAATCAAAGCCTTCGCGCGCGCCAGGTACGCGGATGTGATTCTGGTCTTTAAGTCTTTTGAGTAACCTTCTCTTCCGCCTCTCGTCCACAAAGAGTCCATGTATCTCATGTGCTCTTTGTCAGATACCATCTGAGAATTTACCTCTCTTATGGTATCTTCCAATATCTTGTCATAAGCCCATTTGGAGATGATTCCCTCTGGGTCTATTTGCTCCTTAGTGCCGATCATGCCTGAGAGTTGGCTCAAAGCATTCTCCTCAACGTCGGCTCTAAAAGAAGTATATCTTTCAGCTTGGAGCTTCATCCGCTCAGTATCTATGTGCTTAAGCTCATCAGGTTTCTCCTTAGGCTTCGCAAAGGTCTTCTCACCTGTTGCTACTTTGTCATCGTTAAAGAGAAACTTTGATAGATACTGAGCAGCATACTGCTGATTCTCGTTATTGTTGCTCTTACCTTCATTGTACAAGGCTCTACATACTTGCTCCAATGTAGGAACAATGGCTTGCCAATGGACGTTAGGATTAATCTCTCGTAGTCCATCCAGTAAATTCTCGGAAAACTTACCAAGAGCTTTGGAGTCTGCTTCATTAACAGCCTCAAGAAATCCCTTGGCATCTCCACTTAAGACTTTATCTTGTAGGACCGTGAATGCTTCTGAGTTAGAAGCAGCCTCACGAGCATCTTCTACGCTCGGAAAGAGAGTAGCGAATTCCTTCTCCCTGAAGAGCATATGCTGCATGTCAGGGAAGTCCTTGAAGAACTTTGGATACTTGGTCTTTATGTCGGTGATAGATGGTCTATCGTAATATTCTAGATGCCCTTCTTGAGGAGGTTCTTCAGTAGTCTCTTCAGTCTCTTCGTCCTGGACAAATGAGGATTCAGGCTCGGTTACTTCCCCCTGAGGCTCTTCTACATAGTCACTCTCAGAGCTAACCTCAGGCGTCTCAAGTAGCGCCACATCTTCATTAATTGTAGTAGTCCCAGAATCTAGAGAATCCGGCTCTTCAGGCATGGTTATTCTCCCAGTATGTCTTGAAATTCTTTATCTCTTCTAGGGACTTACCAAAGTCTCCATCAAAGCGGATGGCCCTATCGTCTAAATAAGCAATAGCAGGAGGCTTTTCTTTAAATACTTTAATAGGCCCCAAGATAGCATGATCAACCAGCCACTTACCAATCTTCATTGGATCTCTCGTACTATGGATAACTACCTCATAGCCCAAGGATCTTAACTCATTAATAAACTCCTTTGCACCTGGTTGAGGCTCAAACAAATAATCCTCACCCTTCCAACCACTATAAGTATTGAGAACCCCATCAAAATCGAGGCAAATAGTCCTAGGCATTTTCGGCCTCCACTACGTCATCGTACATCTTAGTAAGAGCTTTGACCATGTCAGTTCGATACTGCTTATCAGGAACCTTCATCTCGTCGAGAATCTTGTATGGCATATCAAGAGCCTTCTCAACATTCTCGGCATAATCAGACACGCACGCTATGACTCCGGTGCCGTCCGCGTGAACAAGACCTTTTCCATTCTTCATGATCTCAAAAAAGTAATAATTATCTCGGTACTTATTCATTAGGCCGGAAATGGGAATACCGAAGTTTGGTCCTACTCTGTCGATATCCTTAGTATCCTCAGGTTCGATAGGATACGGAGGAATGCTAATCCGAACGCCAGCGGCACAAGCGTCAACGAGCGGCATGTCCATGTCTTTTCCACTTGCACAATCATACATGAACTCTCCTACTTCCTGATCCATTAGTTGAAGCATAGTAGGTAAAGCATCATAGCCAAATCTTGGAGTCCATTCTAGTCCGTGAACTCCTTCGTCGTTCACGATTACATTTAAATCTATTGGCCCAATATATCCTAACTCTGAGCAAATGTCCTCTACTCTAAGGACTCCTTGCTCCACTATATTACAAGAATCAGCACAGAGCCAGACTGCATTTCCTGAGCAGCCAGTACTCGGTCCTTTATCGTCGTTCATGAGTTTCTTGCACTCAACTGTATGATTAACTGGCCTCAGGAACTCCTTGCCATTGCACCAGTATTCACTACTTACTAGAGTTCCCTCAATGAATTCTTGAAGTACGAATTCTTCTATCTCAGTCTCATAGTGCTCTTGTATATACTGTAGATAATGAATGAGATCATCGTTATCGCAGGCACAATAAGTGAGACGAGTAGGAAGGTTATCCCCACTGGGCTTGAATACCAATTTATCATGAGCTTGCTGCTCTGTGACAAATTTAATAGCATCTGGGATCTGCCTTCCCTTAAACTCATAGACCTTCGGAGTTTTGATACCACAATGGTTCATTAGATCAGTACCGTACTTACGGTCGTGCTCGATTCTGTCGGAGAAGGGGCCAGCTCCAAGTACGAGCTTCCCCCTGGACCTAAGCTCTTTAGCAAGATCTCCCATACCTGACATGTCAAAGATATAAACATCGGCTGATTCGGAGGGATTCTTGGATTTAGGTAAAATACCATCCCAGCAACGACGGTATCCGGGTTCTTTAATGTAAAGGGAGACATCATTGCCTTCCTCCTTTATTTGATGTAGGATCTGAGCACCTTCTCCGCACTTTGAGATCATCATGAACTTCATCAGGGTTCAATAGTTACAATGATTCCTTGACTAGCCGCTGAACCTTTGAGCCTTATTGATCGGAGAGCAATGCTCTGAGTCCCTGAGGCTCTAGTCATTAGAACAGCGTTCGCAGCCGCTGTAAGTCCAATGTTTCCGGCTCCATCAGTTATACCTACAGTACCTGAATTACCTGTAGGAGTCCTTATATCTAGATAAGAAGCCTTATCTGATGGAGACGTAGAAAAAGCCGTGCTACCTAGCAAAAGTGTAAAGAGATTCTGCTCGTTAGTATTAGCTGGCATTGTTATAACAAATGATCTCATCCTTCAACTCCTCGATCTGGATTCTCACCAACTGCTGATCCTTCAAAGTTACTCATAGTCTTTTGCATCATACTCTGTTGATGCTGCATCAGGTGCATCATCAACATCTGATATGCTTGCGGGTTAGTATTCTTCAAGTCCATACCGGAAGCGCCGACCATGAAGTTTCTAAGAGTAGCTATATGAATCTCATCATCATCAACGGCTGGCTCTATCATTACTTGCTGCCCGGAGATCATCTGCTGGATCTCTCTGCTTTGCTTAATCTTCTGATCCTCACCAGGAATAAATAGCTCAGGATCTCCTAGAACATCGGCAATCTTTCTTCGGTTCTCAGGATCAAACATTGCTGTCTGAATGAACTCATTGTTTAGCTGCAAGAGTTCCATGAACAGGTGCTGCTTCTGAGCCATCGTGATTGGGAAATGTTCGGCTCCTTCGTATTCGACTTCTCCGACTTTTCCGCTCATCTCACTTTGTCTGATCCAGACGTTTACATAGTTGCCGTTCTCTTTAGCTACATAATGCTGGTCTGAGATAACTGTCTCAACAAAGAGATGAACGCACTTCTCGATCATGTGTGCCCACCAATCTACGACTAAGCTCCAAGCGATCCCTAGTCTTTGTAAGGCCATTTGACGGCTCATATTGTATTCAGATGCTGTCCTAGTCTTTCCTTGGCTTGGGCCTCCATATATACTAGGGTAAGATCCAACAACAAATTGACCGTCCTGATCATATTGCTTAAATGCAGCCATTGTCTCTCTGGAAAGAGTTGCTCTAGTAGATTCCCAGAAGGCATTTGCAATTGTTTGCCCTGGCTTTGGAGTTGCTGGATATACCATTCCAGGTCTAGCTTCATGGCGAGAATAAGAGTCGAAATCCAGGACTTCTGGGTCTGCGAAAGTGTTAGGAATCCCGTGTTCCACGGTCTCTTGTGTAAGGTTAACCAAGACGTTCCTGATCTCTTGAACACTAATTAAAGGCTGACCAAGTGGGTCACAATGAATGTATTTGCTTAAACCGATCTTTCCAACAGTCCAGTACTTGTCCAAATCCTCGTCTCGTGCTTCAACGTATACGTTGTTCCCAATGTAACACATGTAGCAGCCACGAGGGAACATCTTCTTGAGTTTTTCTCGTTCTGTCTTATGAACATCTGAAATGGCATCGAACATCCAAGGCCGCATCCAGCATCTCTTGAGACTCCTTAAGGTTCTATTTTCATCAACTCTACTGAAACTACTAAATGCCGAAGGAGTTCGAGCTATCCTCTCAGCCTGACTCTTTTCATCTACGTCATGATCTATGTCGTCAGAGACATGAGGATACAAGGACTTAAGATAAGCTAACGGCAAGTCTTTCCTCAAGATTAAGTAGCCGAAGTCTTTCTGTTCCATAGAGTTGTACGGTACTTGCACATGCAGAGGTCCGTACAACTCTATGTTTATCCTTGATTTCGGAGACTCACTGACACCCGAAAGTACAGGAGTCTTAGTTAAGGAAGCTCCACAGATTGGACACTTAGTTGGATCAGTTAAGTCTTGATCTTGAGTAAGAGATCCCTGCTGAGAGATGAACTGGGTGCCGGAGCCTGCGGCTCCTGGACTATTATTTTCCAACGACGGTGGCTCTGGTATTACCTCATCTTGCTCGCTCTCTTTGAACTCCTTGCCTTCAGGCATCGGACCACAGTTGGGACAAGTTAGCCCGTCCTCGAACTTCGGCACTGCTAGGATGCCGTAGGCTTTGTCAGCCTTAGGCGCATGATACGCGAAGACAAGACCCTCGTTCCACATGAGGAACAGAGCCTTGACTAGAAGCATCTTGGCTTTGTTGTGTTTTTGAATAAGATCTGCGATCTTAGCATAGGTTTTGCTAGTCGTAAGATCTTCTTGATCTTCAGCATCATCAGGAGGGAATCGCACTGCCGGAACCTCCGTTGATAACGCAGCAATGATTGACTCTCCGTGAGCCTTATATATGTTAATGACGAAATCGTAAAACGGCCCTTCGGCTTCTTCACGTCCTTCCTCTTGAACGAACCACTTGATCTCTTGTGGGGCTATCCAGTCTTGTCTACTCTCAGACCAGAAGATGAACTGGACTCCGTGCCAGAATTCATCATTCTTCTTCCACATCTTGATCTGTTGCTTACGAACCCAAGAATCCTCCTCTTCGCACTTTTTCATAAGCTCAATGAGGATCTTCTGGAGATCGTCTGGGAGATCTTCGTGATTGTTGATCTCCTCGTGCGACTGTAAGGATTCCGTTGCCATTTACTTTGACTTCTTAAGTTTAGCAGGAGTAGGAGCGCCTACTGGAAAATCGTTAGCTGAACCATCAGAGTAGGCTACCCTAAAGAATAAATTGTTGTTAGCGTCAATCAAAGGCATGACGCTGGTTACTCCTGGAGGAAATACATCTTGTCCGCTGTCGCTTGGTCCTAAAGCGATTGCTGCACTTCCTGTTACCCAGAGATTATTGACATTCTTAATGTCATGACCTGCGGCGTCTACATTTCCCTGCAAGGTCGGCGCTGGAGTCCTGGGATTGCTCAACTGACCAATATCGGTAATGGCATTGACTGTCGTATTGACGATGAATACTGAAGAGTCTTTCATCTCCAAAGACTGGGAGTACATCACGTCATAAGATGCAGCGCCTGGAACATTATCCCAAGTGACTACTACACAATTATTATTGTCTAGTGGATCGACTCCCTTAACCTGAGCCGGACCCATAGGAGTTCCTAGAGCATTAGGAAAGATGGGAGTAACCCAGTAGAACCTATCGAAGTTCCCTGGGTTACCATAGTATTGAGCAGTGAGTCCCATGATTATTTATGCGCGTGCTCTGGCACCGGCTGGCTCTTAGGAAGATCAGCCTTGATATTAGCCTGCTTCTTTTTAGCTTCTTCCTCTTTCTTCTTCTTCTCCTCGTCCTTCTTTTTCTGCTCGTCTACTAGTTGCTGAAGAGTCTGAACCTGTTGAGTCAGAGCGTCTACTTTCTTCTGATCAACTGGCTCTTCTTTCTCAGCCTGGGCTAATTTATCCTGAGCCTCTTTGAGTTGTTTCTCGTAGTGAGCTGCAAGATCAATCTTAGTTCCTGGAGAAGGACGTTGAACCTCCTTGACTGGAGCAGGATACGTAGTCAAGGGCAAGCCTGTGTCAGTGTATCCAGTAGTCGTAGTCGTAGTCACGAGAGTTAACGATCCTGGTGCCGGAACGACCGAGTCTGGAGTACTAAGTAAGTTATAGTGAGTCGCTCCAGGTTCGGCATCCCAGTTAATCATGACTACATTCTGGTAGTCTAGGTCTGCTGGTGTAGTCACTTGTACTGGACCGAGTAAGGGTCCATCACAACATGGGAACCTTACGTCAACCCAATAGAATCTGTCTGTAGTACCGCCGCTGCGTCCTACATATGTTGCGTTCATTGTTTCTTCCTTTTCTGATCGGAACCTAAACCTGTAAGTGGGACTCTAGGATTGGGATTAGTTATTCGTCCTTGAGCAACGTAGTCTCCTCCAACTCCTCCTCGTAATCCTTTGGGTAACTTCGGGGGCGGGACCGGAGGAGTGCTAGTCTTTATGGACTCGAAGGACGGCACTCGCTTCGCACCTCTATTTTTAGGCACAAGAGCCTCCTTTAGTATTCTTTCCCAAGAGGTTCTTTTGTTTGCTCCTCTTGTTTGACTGCTGAGGATGAGGAGAGCCGAGTCCTTTGAGATGGACATCAGGAATCTTAGGTCCCCTGTGAGTCACTTTCTCCATGAGAGGAGCTTTCCGGCCCTTGAGCTTTGCAGAGTCAGCTACTGCTTCGACGCTTTTATGAAGAGCTTTATGCATGTTAGTTCAATGTCCCTAGTTTGTCATAAGGAGAGCTAGTCGGTAAGGGCACGCTAGGTTTGTTAACACTAGCCTGATTCAAAGCACTGGCTAGAGTCTTCTTGACTCCGTTGCCGTTCTTCTTCTTTTTCTTCTCAGGATCTGGTTTAGTGCCGCCGAGTCCTTGAAGTCCACCACCTAGCCTAGCTAAGAATCCACCTAGCATTATCTCTTTACCTCTTCTCGTTCTATCTCGTTCCTAAGCTTCCGAGCATCTTCCATCTCTAGCCGATGTCTCCTAATAGTCCAAGGCTCAGGGGAAGATGCAATGGGTTTTGTAGACTTCAACAAAACACTCGGAAGTGTTTTGTTGAGTAACTCATCGATCTTCCCCTTTACCTCACTAATCTCGGAGGTTTGGTTAGTGAGGAACTCTATTTGTGCCTTGAGAAAGTTTATCTCATCCTGGAGAAGCTTGTAATCAAGATCTAGGTGCCCGCCAAGGAATAAGATTAGTCTTTCTTTCATTGTCATATCTGAGGCTCACCGCACATCTATCTTCGCGTCCATCTTACCTTAAAGTAAATCAGACATTTCCATTGCTGATAGTTCCCGGCCCAGCCTCAGAAACTCTTTCATTTCAATTGTGCTTCGATCTATCGTTTTGCAGTTCATCAGGCATTCTCGAACACGATAGTTCCCATGAAACCTCAAGCTCTTATTTACCTTTAGAGCTTTTCGGCACCTCTTGCCCAGGAAACTGAGTGAACTTAATCTCACCCATGACTGCATCTCCTGCGATGACTTCTATGTCATACGAAGTTGAGATAGTCCTGACTCCTTGTCCTAGATCAGCGTCGGCACTTGCGGAAATCTTTACATCTCCGATTGGGCCTACGCTCTTGATATTGCAAATCAGTGGATTTCCTGAAGCTACCTCCGCTGTGACTATCGAAGAGTCTGAAGACTCCCATTTAGTCGGTCCATCTACTGGGACGCTGTTGCCTCCCTTGTCTGTCCAGGTTACGCTGAGAGTAGCGTAGGTGCCGGACTTCATCTGGGAACTCATGTTTTCTCCTTCAAAGTATACTTCATCGTTGTACTTGACTGCTAGAACAGCTTTATACTCCGGTATGATAGGATGATCAATTGGGATCACCTGTAGGATCTTGAGCGGAGTTACAAAACTAATATTAAGATTGAGATCCATGAGCCTTGCTCGTTATGGCTTCCTTGAGCTTATTAATCGCCGCTGTTGCTCCTACGATCAACTCATAAGGAACACAAGCATTCATGTAGCTGATCTGCCATTGCTTGAGATCAGGAGGGAGCGCCGGTAAAGATTGAACGCAGGCTGGCCCTGGAGGATAATTCCACTGGTTAGGTGAGCCTAGATTATGAAGCCTTATAGGGACATAGCCTTTATTGTCGATGCACCAAGCCTCATATCCTTGCTCCCAGCTCGATCCCTGCTGTCTCACAGCATCATCTCTAAAGACGTACCAAGATACATCGTCCGTTATGCCGAAGGCTGATTCGTAAAGCTCGTCGATTGTTGGATCTCTCATGTTACCTTAATTTTGGTGCCGTTCCTGGCAAAAGTGCTAGCAATAGATAAATCACGACAATCACCGCGACTACGATTATTACGACTCGAATCAAACGGTAAATCGTCGCATCAATAGGAAATTGAGAGAGTGCCCAGAGAACGAGGCCAGCAACGATCAAAACTATGACGACGTAAACTAATAGACTGATCATCTGACTCTCCCTCGATGATACATCTGCACTGGCTTGCTCTGACGAGGCTTCTTAGACTCCAGGACACTCATTGCTCGATGCAAGTATGTCTGGTCCTGAGTCATCTGGAAAGTCTTTAGGACGTTGGCTATTTGATCGTTGTATTTGCCGATCTCTGATAGATCTCTCCTGAACTCATGGACTGCCTTGACTAGATATCTGAGGCAATCATAAGGATCGTCTCCTGGGAACTCTGCTACGTCTTCTTTATTATTGTTATCATAGACGCAGAGAGGAATGGTCTTTATCAGTTGTTTGCAGGTTATGAAGACTTGTAAGCGAGGTAAGTTATCCTCTGGAGCCTCAGGCTTGAACTGTTGACAGTACGCATGATAGGCGTCTGTTCCTAGCTTCCTGAGGACTTCCTGAGCTTCATCTTGATTGAAGCCGCTAGTTGCGTCCTTTTTAGACGGACGGGGTTTCCATCTGAGAAATTCCTGAAGGATGATCTTCGTGGCTATCCTGCTCCCTGACATATTCCCCGAAGGGCGAGCCAAGAGTCCTGAGTATTGCTTGAACTCTCCAAGGACTGTTAGCTCGTTGCCTCGGTCTTGACTAGCCGACTGACAGATTACGATGTCTCTGAAGTCCTCGCCTTTTGAAAGCTTGCCGACGATCGTGCCCCATGTTGAGATCTTCTCTCGGATAGCTGTATGTTCTCTGTAGATAAAGAGTCTGTTTTCTGGCGACACGGCACCCCAAAGGGCTACGGCCATTGCTGAGTAGCCCCAATCAATAGCTAAGAAACGAGGCCACCATGAAGGAATCTCAAAGGGTTCTATGACATGACAAGCATTGGGGGGTTCGTCTGGAAGAGGTTGCTCTCGCCACTCGTCGAAGACCTGACCGCTAAACGTCCACCAGTCTCCGTCGTGCTTCGCACGCCGTTCAGCCTCTGGCAAAATAGATAGTCGTCTAGAGTAGTCTGGATCAATATAAGGATTATCTGAGACTTTGCTAGGTATGAAGATTCTTTTTAAGCCAGAGACTTTATCTAGTAAAATCCTCTGACCAACGGGAAACGGCTCTATGAATCTGTCTCTGACCCAAGAATGTCCTACGTTCCCTGGATTCGTGCCGGACCTGACTATAGCTGGGAGTTCCTTGACTGAGGTTCTACAGCGGCTAGTTAAGTAAAGATACTGAAATTGAGTGAAGCTTGTGAGTTCGTCAAGTCCGATATAATTATACTCTGCTGAGTCGTAATTTCTGACATCCTTCTCGTACTCTGCGTGCCCAAATTGGATGATTGCACCGGACTTGAAAGTCCATTTCTTCTTAGATTGATTGTACTCTCCTCCGCATTGAGGATAGAAATTCTGTGAACGGACAATAAGCTCAGATTCTAGCTCTGGATAAGTCCTTCGGAGGAGAAGGCCCTTGAACCTTGGGTGCTGGTAAAAGCTTCTGGCTATAGGCAACATCAGAAGGACTTCTGACTTGCCGCCTCCAGCCGCTCCACCGTAGAGAGCCTCGAATATTGTATCCGGGAGGGAAAGGAATATCGTTTGTCTTGGGTGCGGTTTCCATACTTGCTCTGTCATGAGATCCTCCTAGTTTTTGATTGGAGGATACTCTGGGTGCGGGACGCGGGGCGTCCTGGGATGCTAGTCTTAAGTCTCTCGATTCCGGCACCGGATTTGAGTTCCAGCTTCCCCATAAGTACAGGGGCAAGACTAAAAGTACCTCAGTCTGGACGGTCGGTTGTTCCTCTAGAGATTCTTCTCTATAGCCGCATACACTGTACGGACCATACTTCGGTCCATCTCTTTTTGCTTCTCAGAGAGTTGATCGAATGGAACCATTAGTTCCTCTCCGTCTTCAGCCTTTCGGCTAGTGATTCCTTGCTTTCTCTTTCCGTCCATCCAGGAGTCATGGCAGGCTGAGGCTACAATATCTAGAGGAGGTAGACTGATCACGCTAGATCTATTCATACCTAAATCTCAACGACCTTGAACGAGTTCTCTTCTTTTACCTGAGGCGCGTATACGACTAAGGTTACTGCGCTGTCGCGCTTTTCCTCTTTAGGCATCGTTCTTTCCACGATTTGACTCATGGACGAAGCAATATGTGCCAGATTGGGCGCACTGAGCTTGCTTAGTTTGTCCTCACTGATTAGTCCCATCGCGCACATTAGTTTGTCTAGAGCGGCCTGTCGGACTTCATCCATTGCTTCGCTGGGATCTAGCTTCATTTTTCGTTTGCCGACTTTTTGATTGTGAGCGTAGTTTGCTGATTGCTGATAGTTTATTCCTAGCTTGTCTGCGATCTCTTCATGCTTGTATCCTAGCTTGTGCAAAGACACAGCAGTATCTCGGACCTCGGATGTTGCTCGCTCTTTGCCTAGCCTCGGTCCGGCACCGTTTCTGAAAGGCTCGATGCGAGTTTGAGACTCTTGAGACTCTTTAGAGACATCTTTTCCAAACTGAGTCCTTATTGGATCAAAAGTCTTCAAGCCTTTGAACGAACGGACTACGTTGTTTGGAGACTCAAGCCTCTCGTCTGCTTCGTCATTGTCTAACAGCATATGGAGATCCTAAAGTATAAAGGGATTCCTTAGGAACTTAAGAGTAAAGGTATGTATGATAGGATACACATCGGAATCCAGGTATACTCTTGCCACCCATGTTACTAGAAAAGGTACTAGGTTGTCAAGGACTTTATCTCGTTTGGAATGAGCTATTTACCCATCCGAAATCGGATCGGAGTTGATATGCGCCGGAGGCGCGATCGGGACTCCTGGGGTATGCCTATACCGGGGGGTGGTGTCAACATTAATGGAAAATAAGAATATCCAATGTCCCTAGTCTTACGATGTGCTGAGTCTTACTGAGTGTGGGGTCCGGCATCCTGGCATGGACGGCGTAAGATAGTGCATGAGGATTCTAAGAGTAGGCTCCAGGATGAGAGTAAGGCAATAAATAGAGCACGAACATAAACCTAATTTTCATAAAAATTAGTTATAAACATAAAGCTAGAAACCTATTGACTAGCAACCCGGAATCATGGCACGATTGGTCATGATGATAAACGATGAAGGTAGGATAGAGGCCAGAATCCTATCTGACCATTTACGGTTCGTACTAGCTGGCAATTGCACGTTTACTGCTCGTTCAACTAGAACAGGCAAACGTTACACGTTCAAGGTTAGCAAGCCTAAGGACTCTCAAAATGATATCCGATTCGTAGGCTTGCTCTCAGGCCCGGACAATGAATCTGACTACGTCTACGTTGGTATGATCACACCAGACCTGCTTTTCAAGCTTACCAGAGCCTCACGTATGACTTTCGATTCGGAGCCTGTTAAGGCATTCGATTACATCTGGTGTTTCTTACGCTTGAACGAAGAGCCTAAGAACGTCGAAATCTGGCACTCAGGACGTTGTGCTAGATGCGGACGTAAGCTCACTGTCCCAGAGTCCATAGCTTCAGGATTCGGACCTGAGTGCATCGGTAAGCTCTAGTCTCAATGCTACTTCCAATAGGCCAGAATATTTTCGCGTCTGGCCTCACTTTTCACTTGATATTTGTTCGCTGCTATGCGACACTATCAATGGGGACCTCGTTCCCCTACTACCTAGAAAGAGGATATTGTCATGACCGCTACTGAGTCAGTTAACAAGGATCGGGTTATCGCTGAAACGGATCACACCGTTACCTTAGAGAAGGTCGTTAAGGTCAACGTCAAGGAGACGAACCCGGACGGAACTCCTGGCAAGACCCGTGTTGAGACTGGCACGTTCACTGCCACGTTTCCAAAGGATATGGAAGGTGTCCTAGAGCTTTTCTCCAAGGAAGGTAACGCCAGCAACAACGGTAAGACTCTGACCAAACGCAAGAATGAAGACGATCCTAAGTCTGAACAGGTCCCTATGTCTTGGGCAGACTTCTATCTTGAAAGGATCGTCTACGGTATCGACGGTTACTTCCGGGCACCCGTCTCTAATGCCATTCGTAACAAGTTTGGCAACAATGAGCCTAAGATCCTCAAGAAGATTGAAGATCTTCAGGCCAAGCGTATCGAGAATGGCCGCAAGCCTCTTAGTGACGCCCGGGCACGTCACATTGTGATGGTCGCCATGGGTCTTATCGACGAAGACGAAGAGTAATCAGAGTAGCCTAACATCGCTAATCTCGCGTCCCAGACTATATCCTTCGGGGTATGGTCTGGGATTTTTAGTCTAGTCCTACCTTTTTCAGCTACTCTTACCCTACTTCAGCTACTCTCAGCTACTCCTACTCTCAATTCTACTCACTTGTACTTCCGAATGCAGGTGCAATGTCGGTGCAATGTCGGTGCAATGTCGGCTGAGTGCGGGCGTTGTGGTTTTTGTCTATCCTACTGAGTCCTCACAACTTACCAGCTTACACCCCCCCTCTATCGTTTTTTAGGCCCATGCTTTCAGTAATTTAGGGTACGGTAAATTTTACATGGTAGGGGGGGTATATGATTCTATATTATTTTTTTTTATATTTTTATTACTAATACTAATACCACCCCCACTCCTACCGTGTAAATTTTACCTGGTAAAAATTACTGAAAAATACCCTTGTAATTTCCAGGGGGAGGGGGTATACTGGCATGGGGGACCATATCTCGATGCATATCAGCCACTTGCAACGAACCGGCAGGACCGGAACATGGTCTGCACTCCCCCCGCATTCAGCCAGCATCCATCCGGCATCCTGGAGCATATATGAATAAAGAACTAGTCTTACAACAAATAGAGTATCTAGCTCAGTATGGTCCTATTGAAGCTATAGCCTTATCGCGCTATATGCATTCTGACAAGATGAGATGGACTGAACACACTGTACTCTACGATGAGCAATTACATGAAGCTATTCTAGACCTAGTCCAGCTATGCAAGTCTCAGATCACTCCAGACTCCTACATCGCTTCTCATCCGGTATCGAACTATAAACATGCTTGTATCCTCTGCGAATTGACTACAGGATTCAATCCTCAGAAACGAGAGTATGAGAAATCAGCATCTAGACAGAATAAGCTCAGACAACAGAGAGAATGGATTCAAAAGAGAGATGCAAAGCTTAAGCAACTGAAAGCTTGGAGAGAAGGATTAAAGTAAACTCAAAGGAGACAAGAAGCTACCATGAAAGGTAAAGCTTTTCTAGAACTAACAGACGATCAACAGATGAAGCTTATGGAAGTAACAGAATTAGCAATGGATCTAATGGAGGACTACTCTTTAACAGAACAAGGCTGGTCCTTCAAGTTCGACAAAACGACTAACACCTATGGTATGTGTCGCTATAGACTCAAGCAGATAACCTTAAGCAAGTTCAGAGTCCTATCGAACACTATCGAGAGAACTAAAGAGGTCATTCTGCACGAGATAGCTCATGCTCTTTGCCCTGTAGGGGCAAAGCACGGTCCAGTATGGAAACAACAGATGATTAGCATGGGACAAAGACCAGAGAGATGTTTCTCAGACCATGATCCTGTAGCTACTAGAACTAAAAGGCCCTTCAAAGGAGAATGTCCTTCGTGTCACAAGATAATCTATGTCCGTAGTAGACGTAAGAAATCATGCGGCACCTGCTATCCTCACTTCTATAATCCCAAGTATCAATTCATCTGGAGCATAAACTCATGAGCAAACATGAATACGCCCGATCTCACAGATCGTGCGACACGGATGGTTCCAATGTCTAAACATGAATACTTCCGTTGTCATCATGTAGACCCATCAGGTCATCAGTGCAATGAGTGGACTCCAGATGAGGAGACTAAACTCTGCTCTCGTCATTCAGGTCTTCTAGGATCTAATGGAGACTATTCGGATATCCTTAAGCAGTCAATAGTCAGACCTGTTCCTTATTCAGAGCTAGATGAGACTATCTCTCAAGTCTGTGCTACATTATCTATCGTTGAGATAAACGAGCATATAGCCTTACTAGAGAGAAAAATCGAAGAATTCAGAGCAGCTACTCTTATCCTGAAACGTAACTCAAGAAAGAAGATCGACTCTTTATCAGAAGAAGAGAAACAGGTACTCATTGAAGAGCAACGAGCAACATTTCCTGTCAATAAGGTCAAGGAACCTAAGCCTAAGCTAGATCCTATCCTAGAGATGGCTCAGGAAATGGTAAAGAACTATCAGAAGAAAGGTAAGGAGATCACGTTAGAGAGAGCAGTTCAATTAGCTAAACAAGCTTTGGAGGATGAATAATATGACTAGCTATGAAGCTTTTGAAAAGGAGTGTCTCACACTCTTTGATGAGATTAGGTGCCGGAATTGTGACGGTACAAACATTAGATCAATGGTAGAGATCAGCACAACTGAGGGATATACCGACTATACTGATCTCATTCCTTGGTGCAAGGATTGCGACGGGAGAGCAGACTAACATGACCTATCTAGAATCACTAGAACCAGACAATAGAAGTCTTCGACAAATCAAGGAGGATAAGACTACTGACCTTCATCAGACAACGAGAGCTATAAAAGCTCAGATGGACGCCGTTGGCATTGAATTAGATGCCTTAAGGGATATGTTGAGAACTTTCTTCGGTAACGGTGTAGTCGATATGACTTGTTCCGACTTGATGAAAGAAGCTGGAAGAATTCTAAAAATAAGGAGAGACGATCTTGATGCTTGATGGGAGAACAGACTAATGGCAACTATTGAATCTCGTTCTGTAATCCTAGAGTTACTCCAGAACAACGGACGATACTTCTCAGATCCTCAGTGTGACTCTATCTGGAGTTATACTAATCAAGCTGGGAACAAGACTCATGCGGTCTTTTATGACTCATGGCATGATATGTATGAGTCTCCTTATGCTATGGAACCAGTATTACTCAAGGAACTGGACTCACTGAATCAGGCAAACAATTCATAGAGGATAGCTACCATGAGAGTAACTGAGAAACGAATGACCAGACGTCCTCCAATCTACTACAGACTAGCAGAATTCGAGTTAGTCCTGGGTATCCTAAATGACCTGGATGAACTCTCAGACGAGGAGTTGCAGTTGAAACAAAAGACTGAGGAGATCATAGAAAAGATCAAGATGAGTCCAAGAAGAGTCAAGGAGAACTTTTGAAGCTATAAGTATTTGTTATTTGACTATAAGTAAAGGATATGGTACAATATGACTATGAATAGTACAACTACCAAATGGTATCGAACATGCCAAGAGTGCGGACACAAGCAGTACTGCCAACCACCTAATAGGAGTAAAGAACTAACAGACTCTTATCGTAACTCTAAGTGCCGGAAGTGCGGGTCTGAAGGATCATTAGACTACGGCACGTATGAGAGCAATATGAATGACATGGATGATGATTGGAGCTAAACATGCCATTCACACAAACAAAATGTGACAAGTGCGGGAAAGTATTCAAGTCAACTAAAGAGTATCATATAGGTGCCAAACTCGCGTACGTTGGCGAATGCGGGCACCTGATGATCGCTGATGCGACTAAGCCTATTGCTCAAGAGTCTTTAGAAAACTATGAGACTCTAGACGGCAAGAAACCTTATCCATATCAGATAGAGGGAGTAAGGTTCATAGAGCAATCAGGCGGAAGAGCACTGATCATGGATGAGCAAGGACTAGGCAAGACTTGGCAGGCATCCATCTTTCTAGCTTGTCATAGAGATCAGTGGCCTTTTGCCGTAATCTGCAAGAGTGCATTGAAGACTCAGTGGGACCGCGAGTTATATAGGATCATCGGAGATGACGATCTGATGGTCCAAGTAGTCGATGAGACGAAAGAGAAGCTATGGCCTAAGGCATCAGGTTACATCTTCTCATTTGATGCCTTATGGCGATTCGAGGACGATAAGAATACTAAGAACGGAGGGACTTCTCTCTTAGAGTTCTTTGCCAAACGAGGAATTAAGACCGTCATCATCGATGAGTGCCAGCAAATAAAGAACACTGAGGCTAAGAGAAGTATGGCAGTCCGAAAGCTCACTAAGGATATGCCGAATATCATCGCCTTATCAGGAACTCCGATCAAGAACAATGCTAGCGAGTTCTTCTCCATCCTGAACATCCTCAAGCCTAAGCTCTATTACAACAAGACCAGATTCATCACTTGGGAATGTGAGTCCATATGGGATCGTTACAGATACAAGGTCGGAGGACTCAAGTATCCTGACCAGTTCAAAGAGAAGACCAAGGACTTCATCATTCGTAGGACGAGAGAAGACGTACTACCAGACTTACCCAAGGTTAGCAGGTATAACCATTTCTCAGATCTATCTGAGGACGTGACTAAGGAATATCGTCATCAAATGGAAATGTTCGTTGATGAGTACGATGCACCTCCTAGCTTTGAGAAGTCCTCAAACCTCATGGCTTACATGGCAAAAATGCGGCACATTACCGGACAGAGCAAAATCTCCGATACTATAGACTTCACTATGGAATTCCTGGAGTCAACAGACAGAAAGCTCTGCATCTTCGTTCATCATAAGGACGTAGGAGTAGAGCTAGCCAAAAGAATCCGCGAGTCAGTTTATGAGGATGTAAACACAGGAGAGCCGACTTCGACTGAGGTCCTAGAACTAACAGCAGGAAATCCTAATAGAGACACAATTGTCCAACAGTTCAACTCAAAGGAGAAAGGAACAGCCAGAGTCATGGTAGCCTCTACCTTAGCCTCAGGAGAAGGTCTGAACTTACAGAGTTGGTCCGACTGTATCATCCACGAGAGACAATGGAATCCAGCAAATGAAGAACAGGTGGAAGGACGTTTCATTAGGATAGGCCAGCAATCTTCAAGAGTAACAGCAAACTACATGCTCGCAGTCGGCACTATAGACGATTACTTCTCAGAGCTAGTCGAACGTAAACGTCAATATTGCAAGAGTTCCTATGGAGAAGAGTACGTCCAATGGGATGAGTCTTCGCTCATGAAAGAGCTAATGGAAACCCTGGCTACGAAAGGAAGACAACAGTGGAGACTGTGATGGATTATATTACGGCAGGAGCAATCGGCTGGTTGCTCCTGATTGTCGTTGCTTTTATCTTGTCTAAGATGAAGGAGGACAAGATCATATGAGTTATGACCATTTGCAAGAGAGGACACGTACTAGATGAGAGAAACACCTACAAAGACAAGCGAGGATACATCCAGTGCAAAGAGTGCCGGAAACTCGCAAGACGAGAGTACTACCGAGCAAACTTTTCAGCACCGAATCCACTCAGGATCGAGAACTATAAAGGGCCGAAATGAGATCATGAAGCTCTTGTTACAGAAGTTCAAGGAGCCTAAGAAGCAATGAACCAGAAGTTTATCGATGAGCTTATAGCCTGGACGAAGTCTAAGCATGAACTAACTCCAGAGCAACTAGACCTAGAGAAAGAGCAAGTGGCTAAAGAACTGGGAATAGCCATCATGAAATCCCTGTTCCTTGAGGGACTCACCTTCGATGATTCCTTGACTATTGCATCCCTTCTAATTAAGATAGCTCAAACGAGTGCTAACATGATCCAAGCAGAGCGAGTAGTTCAGGAGTTCAAAGCAAGGAGTCGGTTTAACTAATGAGCGAGTGGACTATCGAGCATGAGATAAACAGGGATGTTTACAGACCAAAGTATCCCTTACCTGAAAAGCCTCAATGGATCACTTGCGATTTCTGTGATCAGAAGACTGAACATGCCACTCTCAGAATGTCGTATACATTCTGTGCTCTTGTCTCTCATGTATTACCCTACAAGTACATACAGTACGATCCAGGTTGGGCATCCTGTGTTCAGTGTGAGGCTTTGATCAAGTCTAGAGACGTCAAGACTCTCGTAGCCAGATCGATGAGCTTTCATTGCTATGATCCAATGATAGCTCTTCTCAAGAGACAACTACACGAGCTAGCCTTACTCTCGTTCTCTGACGATGAGCCTATCATCTGGGAATCAGGTCAGATGATTCCTCCAATATTATGAGGAAGAATGACCGTACAACTAGCTTGGGTCTTGTTCACTGTAGGATTGCTCTTTGGCATTCCAGCCGGACTATTGATAGCAGTCTTACTGCATGATGCATATAGGCTAAGATATCCAGACAAATTCAGGAGAAAGAAAACTTGAGCAAAGAAAGGATACACCGATACAATATAGAAAGAGTGCTTCTAGAGCGCCGGATACTGACTCCAGATAGTCATTGGCTGTACTCTAAGAGTACAGATGACAGGGGTTATGGAACTATAAAGTATGAGGATAAGTACGAGAGGGTACATCGGCTAGCTGCTATGCTATGGCTTGGGTATAAGTTAGATGATGCAAGTACTCAGGTCAATCACAAACGTATCTGCTCTTGGAAACGATGCTTCAATCCCGAACACATATATCTTGGAAGTCAGAGCGAAAATAAATTGGACTCTGTAGCAGTAGGAACAGATCCAAACTCAGTCAAGACTCATTGCCCACGAGGACATGAGTATACTGAAGAAAATACCAGAATGTCAAACAACAGAAGACATTGTAGACAATGTGACAAAGAAAAACCATGGAGACAAAATGCGTACACTCAATGTGGATAGCCAAGTAATTAATACTATACAACTTTGCGCTCGTAGATGCCAGTATGCTTTCTTAGAAAGCTTAACATTGCCTGAGAAAGCAGAGCCTCTTGAGAGAGGAGATCTCATGCATAAGATGATGGAGTGTTACTATGGACTCAAAGGCAATTGCTTAAGGAAGGACTCTGAGGTATACAAGGCATTAGGGGAAACTGTTACTTCAGTCTTTCTCCCTATGGATCACAGTGCAATAGTCCCAGTCTGTCTGACCATCGGAGAATACTTCGGGAGCCGACTTTCACTGCCACTAGACGAAGTAGAACAGTGTCTCTATCAGTTCAAAGAGTATGCTGAGTACTACAAGCATGAGGATTGGAATCCTCTTCAAGTAGAAGCGGTCGGCTCTGAGATTCTTTATCAGGACGATGACTACAGGTTCATCTATTCCGTGAAGATCGATGCGATTATGGAACAGGGGAACATGAAAGCTCCTTGGGACCACAAAACGAGTAAGAAACGCAGTCCACCTATTTCCTTATCTAATCAATTTCTAGGCTACTGTTGGGCACTTGGAACGAATAACATCGTCGTAAACAAGATTGGTTTCCAAAAGACTCTTAAACCAAACGAAAGATTCGAGAGACACATTCTAGAGTATACCAACGCTCAAATACAGGAATGGAGAGCCAATACAATCCAATGGTGCTATTACCTCATAGAGCATCTCGAAACAAATCACTGGCCTCAAAACTTTACTTCATGTGACAAATACTCAGGATGCATCTACGCTCAACTCTGTTCTGCTGATCCTCAGATAAGGGATCTAATTAAAGCAAGGGAGTACAAGGTAACGGACGAATGGGACGTTGCCAAGATTCTAAAAAGGGATCAAAATGCCGAAAGAGAAATCGGATCACGTACATAAGTACAAGAGAGAAGCAATAGGTAGCAAAGGATATGTCATCATGAGATGTATGACGTGTCCTCATTTTCTGCCAGATCTGGCTCTCGCTGAAGGCAGAGAGACAGAATGCTGGTCATGCGGTGAGCCTTTCGTCATGAGAAAGAGTCACACCGAGCTTCAGAAACCTCTCTGCGATAAGTGCAGAGAGATTAGAAGAGCACGAAGAGAATCAGAAAGGAAACTAGCTTAAGCAAATGAGTTACTCTGAGAAACATCTAATCCAACCATCTATCAACGTCCACGTACCGGACACGATGACTCATCCTGAAGTCTTTGAGAATGTTCGAGTCTGGTTCCACGAGTCTTCGGGACCAAAGAATCGTAAGAGTTGTGGCATAAACATGGGTGATACAACTCTGATCTTTTGGGACCATGAAGATGTACCAGAGTTCCTTGATACAGTCCTGAGGCTCTATAGAATAGAGCGAGAGAAAGAAGAGGCAAAGGAGCAAGCAATTGAACACGCAAGACTCAATGCCGGACAGGAATAGCTTGTTCGCTCTATTTAAAGGAGACTCAGGAGCCGGAAAGTCTGTTGGGGCATACTCTTGGCCCGATCCTTATGTCTTCGACTTCGATAGGAAGATGCCGACTATTGCATTAAAGCATTTTCCTGAGAAGTCCATCGAGTACGAGCATTTTACCTCCATGAGTAATGTACTCAGGAAGTGCGACGATTTCACACGGCACTGTCCGTACCAGACCATCATTGCAGATAGCCTAACGTGGATGGTCAGTCTGATATTCGACACTGTAGCCAAGGCTAAAGAGGAAACATTCGAGAGCCGGATCGAGCGAGATGCAAAGAGCAAAAAGGGGAACTTCGCTAGTCTTGGATGGGACTACTACAACTATGAGGCTCAAGCAGTAGAGAAGTTCCTACAGCTACTCCAGGTCATCCATACTCATCAGAACGTGAACGTGATTCTCATTGCTCACGTCTTGTCTAGCAAGGATAAAGACAAGGATAAGGATGAAACGAATGTCCCTAAGCTAGGACGAGTCTTCACAGCCGGAGAAAAGCCTGGAGTCCTAGTGCCGACCGTGTTCGATGACATTTACCATTTCGGTCTAAGGAAACCGAATACCTTTGCAGGAGAAAAAGGTATGAAGCATGTATGCTGGACAGAGTCTATAGGAGACGACGCAGCAAAGAGTTCTTATTGGCTACCAGCGGAGATAGACTTTACCAATGGTAGCTTGTATGAGAAGTTCTGTGAGACTATGGGCCGGAGTCCGCAGGATGTTGTAAGGCGGCCTGAAGTAGTCAAAACATCACCATTTTCAGTTAACAAGTAAAGGAGAAACAAACAACATGCCGAAAATCACTTTCACAGATGCCGATCTGAAGTCCATGATTAGCATGGAACCTGGTTGGTACAAAGTCAAAATGAAGGAATGCGACGAAAAAACATCAAAAGCAGGTGACTCAACAAACTACAACTGTGTGTTTACAGTCATTGAAGAAGGGCCACTTCAAGGAATTGAGGTTAGTCATTCATTCAATGACAAGGCGGAAATCGGTCGCAAGCAGATCATGTACTTCTTCAAGTGCTTCATGAACGGGCAACCGTTAGAGAGCAAGAAGGCTTATGAGTGGAACGACGCAATCGGATTGCCGATCATGGCCTATTGCTTTTACGACAGCACTTGGAAAAGGAATGACATTAAGGAGTTCAAGCCTGTAGATTAGGGAGCTTGAAAGACTAAGGCAAGGGCCGAGCCTGGAATCGGCCCAGGATTCTTAAAGGAGACTGACCATGAGTTCTGTGCTAGATAATGAAGATGACGACAGGGTAACTCCTGATGATCTTGATACTCTCAAAGTAGAGGATCTTCCTGAAGACGACGAAGAGACAGAGGAAGAGGACTCTATTGCAGATCCTGATATCGAAGAAGACTCTGAAGACGACGAAGAGTCGGATGATCCTGTCGATGAAGAAGACGACGAAGATGAGGATGACTCTAGTGAGTCCTATGAACTCGACATCGATAGGATCTCAAATATAGATTAGTCTTGCTCACCTCCTGATCCTTGAGCAGGGTGCCGGGATTAAATGGTCTTCAAACCCGGCACCCATTTTTTGTTCTTAGATTAGGAACTAGGGAGATTACTAGCATGTATAATCCTAAAAAAGTATTTGACTTCATCGATCAAACACACCTAACTTATGCCTTAGGCAAGATCGTAACTGACATCTATGAGTATAGTGAACGGACAGACCTGAGTCCACTAGAGAGAATCAAGCATCTCAAAGATGCCCGCGATACACTGAACACTATGATTAGAAATGAATCTCGTAAGATAGCAACTAAGCCTAAAGAATTAGGAACAGCAAGATGAATTATGTCCCAGGAATCGGCCCAAGCGATGCTAAGATTGCAATAGTCGGAGAAGCACCAGGGGCCGAAGAAGAGCGACAAGGTAAACCTTTTGTTGGTCCTACTGGTAAGATAGTGGACCAATTACTTTTGGATTGTGGAATAGATAGGAGAGAAGTCTATGTCACCAACGTCGTCAAAGTGCGACCACCAGGAAATAATATTCGCTTATTGGGAGAGCTTGGAAAATCCCTTGATGATTTTCTGCCCCAATTGTTTTCAGAACTTGACTCCATCAAGCCCAATGTTGTTATCGGATTTGGAAATACTGCTCTCACGGCACTCACAGGAAACAGAGGTATTGAAAAGTGGAGAGGTTCTATTCTTCAAACAGTACAAGGTCACAAATTCATCCCAACAATCCATCCAGCGTCTCTCTTACATGCTGAAGCTGATGGAAAAATGCGAAGCTGGAAAGATCTCGTTTTCATCAGATGGGACATTGAACGAGCCGTTAGAGAGTCTAGATCAAGAGACGTTAGATATCCTCTGCGAGATCTCAAAGTTGCCAAAAGTTCCTTAGATGTTTTTCGATTCTTTGATAATCATAGTTCTAGTAAAAAGGTAGCAGTTGACATAGAAACCTACAAGACAATTCCTCTCTGTATAGCTTTTGCTTTCGACTCTTATGAAGCAATAAGCATTCCCCTGTTTGATATCCCAGGACCAAGAGAAGCAATAAAGCTAGGAAAGTCAGAGCAAGCTCATATCTGGAAAGCTGTCTCAGAAGTCCTATACGATCCCAAAATACAAAAGATCGGACAGAATTTCAAGTTCGACCAAGGACAATTAGAACATTGTATAAATGGCACATTTCCAACTAGGCTGGATGTACGAGGTTTCTATTTTGATACGATGTTGGCCTTCAAGGTCTTATACCCGGAACTACCTGCTGGACTACAGTTCATATCCTCCGTATATACTGATGAGCCATATTACAAGGACGAAGGAAAAGAATACAATCCGGCAAAGGACGATCCAAAACGGCTTCTACTGTACAATGCTAAAGATGCTGTTATTACTTATGAGTGCTATAAACGCGAGGTCGAAGAACTCGCGGAGCGGGATCTATCTGAATTCTTTTTCACAAGGCAGATGCCATTGCACAATCTATACTATGATATTGAGAGAAGGGGAATACGTAGAGATGATGAAGCACGTCTTAGATTGAGAAGGAAGTACGAAGAGAGACTAGAGGAGCTTTCGGATCTCAGATTTACAATGATCGGCAAGGAAGTAAACGTCAATAGTCCTAAGCAAGTAGACCAGTTGCTCTATAAGGACATGAAGTTGCCTCAAAGAAAGGGCACTGGTGAGATAGTACTTGATGCTCTTTTAAGAAATACAATTAAGAGCAAGGACAAGCAAAGAGTCATTGAAAACATTCTCGAAGAGAGGAAAGTTAGGAAAACCCTTGGAACTTATGTTAACTGCAAAGCTCACCCTGATGGGAGACTGCGAACCGGATACAGGCTTGCACTGGAAACAGGACGAACAAGTACTAGCGTGCTTAAGCCACCAGTTACAACAGAATCTATGGGAGTTGCATTCCAGACTATCACAAAGCATAGCAGCGTGGGCGAAGACTTACGCGAAATGTTCATTCCAAGTGAAGGCTGTATATTCATTGAACCGGACCTTAGCCAAGCCGAAGCACGAGTCGTGGCGATTCTCGCTAGAGATGAAAGACTGCAAAAGTTCTTCGAGTTTGGAGTTGATATCCATCGAGTCACAGCTAGCTGGATACGCAATGATTCACCGGATGCCGACCTCGAATCGTTTTATGGGGCTGAAAAGGAGCGAGCTAAAGCCCTTGCTGGAGTCATTAACGAAATCCTTAAGTCAAGAGTCTCAGAAGAAGACAGACAATTAGGCAAGAAGTTCAGACATGCAGGCCATTATGATATGGGCAAAGGTATGGCTGCTCTTCAGGCTGAGATATCAGAAGCACGAGCAGACATCATCTTAACGAAATTCCATCAAACCAACCCAAACATCAAACAAGTATTTCATAAAGAAATTCAAGAAGCTCTCAAAGACAATAATCGAATACTCACCAATCCCTTTGGACGGCAACGAATCTTTATGAATCGTTGGGGTCAGGAACTCTTCAAGGAAGCATATGCGAATATTCCTCAAGGAACCGTATCTGATCACCTGAAGTTCACGATGCTAAGGTTATCAGAACGAGTTCCTGAGTTAAGAATTCTACAGGAGTCTCATGATAGCTTCCTAGCTGAGTGCAAGATAGGACAAGAAGACAGGCTGATTCCGATAATAAAAGAGGAACTGGAACAGCCTATAGACTTCACTAAGTGTACCCTAAGCAGAGGTACACTAATCATCCCATGTGAGATAAAGATAGGAGCCAAAAACTGGAGGGAAATGAAACGAATAGTATGAAGTATGGAAGAACAGTTAGCAATTAACAATATTTACGTAACAAAATTAGGGGGCCGAATGTGCCGGAGATGTGCATTAGAGAGAGCACAAGAGCAAAGAAGGAGGTTAAAATTTAATGATCAGAGGTGAAATTTGTCCTGGCTCGATGATATTGTTGCCTCAACCACAGAGTCAGAGTCACCTGAGAGATATTGGTGGTTCGCGGGACTCTCTGTCTTATCAGCTACGATAAAAAAGAATGTATGGATAGATAGGTTTTTCTACAAACTTTATCCTAACACGTATGTACTCTTAGTGAGTGCTAAGTCAGGGTTAAGGAAAGGAGTTCCAATTGCTCTAGCCAAGAGTTTATTAGAGATAACAAATAATACGAAAATAATTGCAGGCAGGAATACGATTCAAGCCGTACTTACAGAATTATCAAAGCAATACACGCTTGAAAGCGGTGCCGTCCTAAATGAGGCTCAGGGTATACTTTTATCTGACGAGTTTGCTATGTTCCTTCAAGAGAATACTGAGGCTCTAACCATCCTAACAGGATTACAGAATACGCATGAGCATGAAAACTCTTGGAAAAACACCATAAAAGGTAGTCCCGTGGAAACCCTTAAAAGTCCATGTATCCAGCTTTTAGGTGCCAGCAATGAGGCACTCTTCGAGTCTGTAATCAAGAGCAAGGATATAGAGGGAGGATTCCTAGCGAGAACCTTTATTGTATATGAAAGTCAAAGGCGTTGTATAAACTCCCTTGTAGACAAACCAGAAAATCTCTGGCCTCTCAAGGACATGAGCCAGCACCTAAAAAAGATCCAAAATATTAAAGGGGAATTTCAGTGGTCGAATCCGGCTAAACTTCTCTATAAAGATTGGTATCACAAACTAGCTACCCAAAAATTTGAAGACAAGACAGGATCAGTTGAGCGTTTAGGGGATCAAGCACTTAAAGTCGCAATGTTAATGTCATTGGCTAACGGAAGTAGACTAGTAATCGAGGAGGATATCCTAGAAGAGGCAATAGAGCGTAGCGAAACCTGTGTTCTAGGTGCCGTGAAAGTGTCTAGGTCATCTGGAAAAAGCGAAATAGCAAAGCCTCAAGCGCAAGTGTTAGACATCTTGTTAAGGTCTGAGAATCACTCTATGCCAAGAAGGAAACTGCTGAACAAGCTCTATCCTGACCTCAATGCAATTATATTGGATAGAGTTCTTGATACTCTAGAGCAAGTTGGAGCCTTGGAGATAACACGACAGCGCGGAGTTGGCGTAGTGTATACTATACCAGAGAAGTGGGCACAGCAGTATGAGAATTCTCTTAGGTATAATGACGAGGAATCAGCATGAGATTTAGAGCAATATTCATACCAGAAGACAACCATCAAGTAATCAAAGCGAAGCAAATCTTTGCTAACTCTATTGAGTCGATCAAGGAATGGGCTGATGTTATCTTAGCTAAGTCAAAAGGTACTAAAGACTGCGTGATGGTCTACGAAACTTTTGAGAAGTTCCACGCTAAGATAGATCCTCCTACCAAGGAGGAGTCAACTGATACTCAGAAGGTCTAGTAATTGGACGATGAGGTCTAGGTGCCAATCTTGCTTCAGGTTTAGTCTTCTTGATGATTCTAGACCCACCAGGAGTATAGAGTCTAGCAGTCTCCATGACTGCTGAGGAAATATCACCCTTAGCTAGGGCCGTCCCAATCTTGTCTAACGCATCTAACTGAGGACTACCGAATCCCAGTGGAGTTTTAGGAATATGGCCTTTCTTAGCAGTGCCTATCTTCAGGTGCATAAAAGGTATTCCAGTTGCTGAGGTTAGACCAATCGCGGTCCCAGCGGTGAGCAAGTAGAGTCCAGCTTTCTGTAGAGATTCTTTGTTCTGGAATTTATCCCTCACAGCAGCATCTAGCATTGCTTTCCCAAAGTTCTCTCCATACTGCTGCTTCCAATACTGGAACATCCACAAGATCCTAGGCATTCTCTCACCAAATATAGAGTGACTGACTCTGCTGGTAATTCCCTCTATTCTAGCTGTCTCATGAACAGCTTTTTGCTCCCAAAAAGGATCAAAATTCGGAGACTCAGGATTGCCTATTCCCTGCTCAACCATCTTAGCTCGAATACCCTCATGAACTAACATCTTAGTCAAGGTATTCCCAATGTCTCCTCCACTATTCAAGAGATCAAACTTCTCTCCAGGAGTCTTAAATAACTGGGTCTTCTCAAAAGCTTGTAGGAGTCCGGCACTTTTTGCTCTATTGAAAGAGCCTTTCCAGTCTTTCATTACCGCTCCTAAGCCTTTGCTGGCCCCATCAAGCCCCATTTCCGGCACTCCTTGAAGGAAGAACCTCATAAAGTGGAACCATTGAAGCATAGGATGAAATGTCAGGACACTCCTAGCTCCAATGTGATACAAATGATTATCTAAATCCTTGATAAACTTACCAGCCTGACTCTGTTTATCGATTCCAGCGGCATGTTCCACGAACCATTTTGCGGCATCTAGGGTTACTGGATCTTCTTGAGGCAAGGTTTTGATGATCTCATTAGCTTCAGCAATAGCATTCCTGAAATGGAGCATTTTGCCAATTGAATCAGTGTAAATTCGCAAGACCTTGAATGGATCTTGGATTAGTTCTTGCTGTCTGCCTGTTCTTTTCTTTACAAACGGACTTTCTGCTACATTCGTGGCTCCCTGATCCTCATATATCCCAGGGCCTTCGGCCTTCTTCTTGTATCCAATAGCCTCAGTGCCGAAAAGACGTTCTTTCATGCCAGAGAAGTCTCGCTTCAATGCAGAGTCCATTGTGTCTCTGATAGCCTTATTCAACTCAGGCATTGAGTTGTCTTTGTATATGTGCGAGATGTAATCCTTTAAGTACCCAACTGGCCTTTGTCCTTTCGTGACTCCGGCAGCTTGAAGTTGACGATGGATGTCATCTAAAATGATTCTCCATTCAACGCCGACTCGCATTATCTCAGGCTTAATGTTCTCTTTTGCTCCATTGAGATAGTCAAATAACTGCTGTCTGTTCTCTCGTCCTTCAGTGGTCAAACGATTCCAGTTGATCTTCTCAGAAGTTGCTGCTCTACTAAGTTCACTGTAAACTTGACTTTTCCATCCAATATTGCCGAAGAATGCCTGTTGCATTTTCTCAACAATAGGCAATGAAAGAGGATTACCTCTTAGGAATCGGTCCATTAACTGGAAATCGCCCTTAGCTTTATGCCATAATGAGTTAAAGTACCCAGTAGGATTACTAAACTCAGGATCAACGTCTCCTTTCTTCTTAGATTTATTCAGGTCAACTCTGCAAGGACTCTCGCAAATGATATTCCTATGTTCATTATCAATACCATTAGGAGGAGGAGCCTCGTACTGCATCTGAGTAGCAAATGTACTTTGACCCTGAGACTCAACTGCTCGAACTAGCTCGGGAGTTATAGGAAGATAGTGCCTTGGGATTATTTTGCCTTCATCTCCCATTATGGATTGCGTTAAACCCTCAACGCTGCTATCTCCAAATCTCTCAGGAGGACCAATATCATTCCTAACTTGAGTCTTTATTCCAAACTTCTTCAGATACTTATTAGCTACATCAGGAGCCATCTTGTTGTAGATGTGAAGAAGATGCTTGCCTCCAATGTCTAGATCTAGTCCTTTAACGTTATTGGTTTCTATAAGTTTGTTGGCTATATCTGATCCAATCAATTGAGGTAGATCCTTAGGCTCTACATCCTTTCGTATAAGAAGATCCCCACCCTTATATGCCTCTAAGGTCTCCCCGTTATATCTCAGTTCATCAATATGCTTACTCAGTCCATATTTTTGTCTCTGCCATTCACCAACAGGCCAAGTAATCGCATCATAGCCTCCGTCTACAGCTTCTTTTATCAAGTGCTTTAGAGTCTGCCTAAACCAATCTGGTCCTTTAGGAAATGGACTCTTAGGTACTCCTTTCTCCTCATGATAGATAGCCTGCGCCCAGTCGCTTTGGAACTCTCCAGCTTCTAGAGCTTTTCCTCCTTCCGGTAATGGCATATCGTGAACAAGAGCGTTGGCAATCAAGTTAGGCTGATCAAAATGTTCCCTTGGTGGATAGTAAGTTAATGGATCTCTAGAGGCTTCGGGATCGTGATATTTGTCTCCTGCTAGCTCTCTGTATTCCTCACCTAGTCGCATTATCTCCTCATGCTGTTCAGGAGTCCTACCAAGAGCACCAATATGTCTAAGCTCATCCAACCTAGTATGAATCTCACGCAATCTTTGAGGAATACCAACTGAGACATCAGGATGCTGTCCTGTGATCAATAGGTTCCTAAAGTTAGATCCTCCAGGAGGCATTTGTCCTTGATGTTGAGGCAAGTCTTCGCTAGGAGCAATTTCCTTCCTACGAGCATGAATCTCCCTAGACTCATCTATGAGAGTTTGATACTCTGGGTCTTTCATTAGAAGATCCCAAGGCTCATTTGTACTATGCCTCTTTCTTACAACCTCAAGCTGATCAAAGATTTCATTCTCTCTCTGATCAAGTCTCGCTAGCTCCTCTCTGTCCTCAGGAGACATCCTACCTTTCCAGATCTCCTGAACTTGTACTGATCTCTCGTTTATCTTGTTCAGTACATCTTCCTTACTAACTCTATTCTGCCCTTGATTCCTGAGCCATTCACCAACGCCAGTTACTTCTAGTTCCTCAGTGTTTCCCTGGTCCCTGAGTTGTTTCAAGACAAGATGAGCCTTAGCATTATCAGGTAAACCCTGTGCCGACCTTTGCAGCGAGGAATAGAATGGAATTTTAGGGGCTTCAGGAGTGTAGACTCTAGCAGCTTGAGTCTCACCTGTAAACTCAGGCTCTATTACTTGCTCACTGGGTCTAGAGACTACTGATCCTGGACTCTCAGCAGGAGGCAAGAGTCTAACTTGACCTCTAGGTTGCTCGGAAGCTGGCCCTTGATAGAATATTCTCTCAGGAGGAGCCAATTGAGGAAGAGTCCCTCCCTCCTGATATCTTATTTCTCCAGGAGGAGTAATTCTTCTCTGTGGTTCAAATGGAGGCTGCTCAGGTATCGGAGGAGTATAGCCTTCAGGCCTCTTAAAAGGTGCTCCAATGATGTCTCCGGGCTTTCTGTATCCAGGAACTTCAGTAGTCTCAGGGGGAGCAGCTAGTTTTGGTCTTCTTCCTATCTGAGATAATCCTCCCCCGACTACAGAGCCGACCAATCCGGCACCAGTCTCAATTGCTTCTCTAGCTCTAGGATCTAAATCAGGAGGAATCCAATGTTCAGCAGCCTTTTGCGCCCCAAAGCCTCCAACAGTTGCTCCAATAAGACCTCTAGCTCCACCATAGAGTATTCCAGGAATAGAAGCTAGTCCCATTACTCCTCTTCCAGCTTCCATTAATCCAGTAGCATCAGGAGTCCAGAATCCACCACCGGGCTTAGGAATGGGAACTACAGCAGGAGGTAACTTCTCTTCTTGCCTTCGTTGTTCATAGAATTCAGGAGCTTGCTCAGGAGGCAACAGAGGAAATTCTTTAGTCTCGAATGGCTTTCCTGTAGCTATTCTTTTGATGCCTTCAGCAGTTCGATAGATATTTGTGCGAGGATCTAGACTCTGAATGAACTGAGATGCAGCCTCTTCACCTCTTTGCACTAAACTAGGACTTAAGTCAAGAGGAGCACCAGCAGCTTCCTCAACTTTGCTCACTGCCTTTCTGTGAGATTTATTTATAAAGTACTCTTTTTCGGCATCAGTTGGCTCACGGTCCAAGTGCCAGCGTACCCGTGCCGTCCAGCCTTTCGAGCCGTCTGGGTTAGTCCTGGAAAACTCGATTAGCTTACCTTTTAAACTTTGCTCTCTTTTTCCCGCACTCTGCGCAGGTTTCTGACTTCCCAGTTCGTACTCCTGGCTTCCATCCATGTTCGACGGCATTTAATACCTTCAAATACTTTTTAGGATTTTTCGAGTGCCCGACTGTTTTCCCCGAGTCCTTTTTGACTACCTTCTTACCAACGATTTTATAAGGCATCACTCTACCACCCTTGACTTAGTGTAGCTACCTTGCTTACCCTTGGGCTTATTATCTTCTTCAAGAGTCCCAGGAGATCCATAGAATCTCTCAAGAGCAGCCTCTGTCTCCTCCTCAAGAGCTTTCTTAAAGGCTTTCCAATCGGGATCATTCTCGTTCACTGAGCCTTTAATAGACTTGCTAGTTGGATACTTCGGATCAACATAATACTCATATCCATCAACGGCACCCTTAGGATTCAGGAATTTACCGTATCTAGGATTGAGTCCAACGATAGCCTTAGCTACAGCAGCCTCGGCTCTCTCTCGATCATCTAGATGTTGTGTTGGTGATTTATCTTTACGAAGTTCTCCCTCTTGAGCAATCTCAGCACTTCGATATCGATGATGCAACCCAGCCATTTCTCTATCTATTTGAGCTTGGAGCTGAATTTTTTCCTCATCACTCATCGTTTTAGGCTCAAACTTCGGCTCTTCAACCTGAGTGCTAGTTATCCTATGAGTATTAGGATCGACCTCAACTAATTTTCCAGATCTATCAAGCATGAAGTATTTTGGTTCCCAAGGCTTTTGAATCTGAGGATGCTCTGCTTGAATCACCTGAAGCTTCTCACTCATGGTATGAGGAACCCATTCAGGTTGCTCATTTATTCTGCTTAAGTTATACATGGCTCTCATATGCTCGGCTTTAGCTCTCTCATACTCAGCCTCAGTAGTAGCCATGTCCATAGCATGCTTAGTTCTAGCAGCCTCTTGCTCTGCTTCACCATAAAGCGGAGCAAGAGTGTCAGCCCACTGTCTTACGTGCCTTCGATATGGAGCCTCATTGATGTCTTGATGTTCTTGCATTCCAGCTTCTGGACCCTTAGCAAGTCCCGTAGACATTCCACCAAGAGTACCTAAAGCTTTCCTAAACTTCGACGGCTGCTGTTCAGGAGAGCCTAATTGAGGTCTTTTAGCAAGACCTTCTGTGATCCTAGTAAATAGATCAGGAGGAGGCTTTTCTGGTTGAGGAGCCAATTCCCTAGCACTAGGAGTCTGAGCGAAGATATTAGGAGGTCCAGGTTCAGCAAAAGGATTCCTTTCTTGCCCAGGAGCCTGAAACTCTATTCCAGGTCTTAGATTGATATCTGGAGCCTCAATATTAGGTTGAGGTGGAGGAACTAATTGAGTAGCTCCAGGAGGAATATCAGTGCCGAAAGATCTCTGCCGAAGTAATTGAGTAAGCCAATCAGGTTGACCATCCATATTAGACTCCTGCTGCTCCTGCTATAGCTCCTCCGGCCATTGCTGCAATCCTTTGGATATTATCCATAATTCCGGGAGTATTAGCTAATGACTGAAGAGTCTCCAAGGATAGCTGCTGATTGCTTGTGTCAATTCCTAGTCTAGCTAAAATTTGCTTCCCGATATCAGAAATCTCACCAGTTTGAGTATTGAACAATTGATTCTGTTGACCCATGAGTCCTGTTTGAGCACGGCCAACATCAGTTAATCCACCTAATCCAGCTAGCTTACCTTGCCTTAATTGATCAGATAGAGCAACTTCAGCAGCAGTATTAGCTCTTGCAGCAGTCTCTCCTTCTTGACGAGCCATCTGACTAATCTGTCCACCTGGGCCTAGTCCACCAGTTAGGCTCTTTTGTCTCATGGCCTCAGATTTCATGACATCAAAGGCAGCAGGAACGCCCGCTGTACTAGTCCTCATGAACTGAGCTTGCTGTTGAGGAGTCATGCCTCCAGTTGTAGCAAAGTCTTGGTAACCGGACTTAGCTCCAGCTAGAGTCGAAGCAACGTCTCTTCCTGTACTCTTTACATCCCCAAGAGTGTCTAACTGCCGTCCCATAGCAGCAGTTCTTTGACCTGATAATCCACCAGGACCAAAGGCGCTAGGTACTCCTCCTGGTCCGGTCCCGCCATAAATGTCGGTCCCGGTTTGTTGTTTACTTATGTCTCCAACTTCTCTAGCCCTGCTACGAACATCCTGCTGCTCTCGTTTACCCATGATTCACGTTCCTTTTAAAGAGAGGCTTACCTTTGCACTCAATGAATCCTAATTTCTCAATAAGGAATTTCTCTGATCCACAATCGCAGACAAAAGCATGAACTCCATCCAGGCCAAACTTTTCGATATCTTGAGTTACTACCTCATCAGCTTTCATGATAGCTCTGGCTCTCGTCATCAATGGCAAAGTATCATCAATGATTAGAATTACCTCAGCCGTCAATTTCACAAAAACGGCACCTCGAACTTTACCATCTACGACTATCTCTTTATTAGCGAAATAAAGTAGGCAATCAAGATCAGGAAAAGGAAAATCCCTAGGCAGATCCATAAGTGAATCGAGGTTCTTAGGAGAAATATTAAGCTCATGGATTTCAATAGACATAGTTCTTTGGTGCTCCTCCGCTAGGTTCTGGAGTCACTGGAGCCGTCACACAATCTATCGGCTCTGCGTCTGGAGCTATCCACAGGACTTTAGGTTTCGCTCTTACTTGAAAGTTTCTATCATCACTGGTCAGTACTTTCCAGTAAACTGGAGTTCCGGTCTGAACTACATAACCATCATGATAAACTGCAACTCCAGCGTATACAACGTCTGGAATCTGATCTACCTCCCAACCTGGAATCTTGTTTCCTGGATACTTAAGAGTTGGTTTAACTGTTACAGACCAGTCAGCGGGAGCATCACCAAAGTAATAAACGTCTGGCTTCTGTTTAACCTTCCAACCATACGATACCGGGGGGATATTATAGATTATAGCTTTTAACCTAGCTAATAGTCCCTTCGACCCACCAGTTAGTATTACACGTTCCCGAAGCAATAATCCATTAGATCCGCCCAAAAGAACAATTTGCTTCAGGTCTGTTGCTCTAGTTACTTTAGGACTGTAGATGCATGTATTGGCTGTATTTGAAATAGTTATCGTTTCTTCTGGGCTGTAAGTATTAGTGTTTGCTGTTCCATAAGAGTTTATTATTACCTCGGAAGGTAATTTTACGGAAAGGAAAATTTTCCTTTTGCGGGGAATTATACCATTAAACCCCCCAAGCAAGACTATGTACTTCCCAGAGGTATTCATCAAGACTCTGGGACTATGGCTAGCTACAGGAAGAGTCCAAATCTCTTTAGGCTCTTGATTAACTATATAGCTAGCTGGACTCAGTGCGGACAAAGCTCCAGGCCAAGAGTCTATAGGCTCTTGAAATACAGTCCATCCTGTAGACGGAGGGACAGTCGGAGCACCAAGCTCCGCATGTCCGCACTCAAAGAGTCCTAACTGTGGCACTAAGAAGTTCCCTGTAACCAGCTAATTAAGAGAGCACCAGAAGGCCAAGTCCCATTGTTTGAATCTGCGAACCATCCGAAATTGGTTACTGAAGCTAACCAAGCTGTTCGGCTTGCACTAAAAATCTGAATGAAATCTGTTCCATTGGGCGACCAATACCAAGTTAAATTGCCACCACTATCTACGACCTTATAGAAAAGCGGAGTTATAGCGACGCCTAAATTGACTGCAACTAGATTGGAACTGTAGCTATTTACGTTAGTCCAATAATTAATTCCAAGAGTAGCACCGTTACCAGCATACATTGTTACGAGTTTAGTTCCATCCGTCGCATAGATTCCTACTGAATTATAGTTTTGATT